CCGTTGGGAGACCAATCATGGTGGAGAATATTTTGCAGCGGGGGTAGGCGGTTCAATCACAGGACGAGGGGCGGACTTACTTATTATCGATGACCCACACACTGAACAAGACTCAATGTCTGATTCTGCAATGGAACGTGCTTACGAATGGTATTCATCAGGTCCACGTCAACGTCTTCAACCAGGAGGCTCAATTGTTGTTGTAATGACAAGATGGGCAACTGATGATTTAACAGGAAGACTCATCAAATCACAATCTGAACCTAAAGCCGATACGTGGCGCGTTATAAATTTTCCAGCAATACTTCAATCAGGTAATCCTGTATGGCCTGAATACTGGCCTATAGAAGAATTAGAAAAAGTTAAAGCATCGGTGACAACGAAAAACTGGAATGCGCAATACATGCAAGATCCAACTTCAGAGGAAGGTGCAATCATTAAAAGAGAATGGTGGCAACCGTGGAACGAAGAACGGATACCGACACTTAAACATGTTATTCAAAGTTACGATACAGCTTACTCTAAAAAAGAAACTGCGGACTATTCTGCAATTACAACTTGGGGAATATTTCAACCAGCAGAGGGATATGAAGATTGTATTATTTTATTAGATGCTATCAAAGGAAGGTTCGACTTTCCGGATCTCAAGAATTTAGCTTTAGAGCAATATCAATACTGGCAACCTGAAACAACTATTATTGAGGCTAAGGCTTCAGGACAACCTTTAATTCATGAATTACGAAGAGCAGGTATACCTGTTATTGATTATATTCCTGCAAAAGGTAGAGATAAACATACCAGAATTAACTCTGTAGCACCTGTATTTGAGTCTGGGATGGTATTTGCTCCAACAGATGAAAAATTTGCACAAGATGTCATTGAAGAAGTAGCTGCTTTTCCTCATGGACAATTCGATGACTATGTTGACTCAATGACCCAAGCAGTGATAAGATTCAGGGAAGGTGGATTTGTTTCAACGTATTCCGATGCAATGGACGAACCTAATTTTAAAATAGAAAAGGATTATAGATATTATGGCTGACATGGAGAAAAAAATTAAAGCTTACGCTTTAGCTCAAGCTAAAAAAGATAAAGATAGACTTACACAAAGAGATATTGAAAAGGCTGAGGAAATAGTGGGATCTATTAAACCTTATGTAAAAAAGAAAATGGGTGGCGGAATGATGAAGAAGCCCATGGGTTACACGGGTGGTGGTATGTGCAGAGGTATGGGCGCAGCTATCGCAGGTGGAAATTTTAAAGGAGTTAAATAATGCCAATAGAAGTAAGACCAATTGATCCTAGAAACCGTAGAAGAAAAAAAACTCCTGGAAGAGAATCTCCTAAACCAACTAGATTGGGAAAATTAGAAGAAAGACCAACAATTACTAGAGGCATGATTGAAAGAAGAAAAGAAATGGAAAAAAGAAATAGAAGAGAACCAGTTAGAGGTATGTTAACAGGTGGTCAATCTAAGATTGCAGCTAAAGCTCCACCTACAAATAAAATTGATGCAAAAGATTTCGCAGTGCTTAGAGCTGAAAAAGCGAAAGGCAGAGGACAAGGTTTACAAGACGAGAAAATGAAACCAGGTAAAGTTACAAAAGCAGCACTAGGAATATTAGCTGCAGGTTTAGGTGCAAAGAAAGCAAAGGATAAGAAAAAAATGGTACCTGGTGCTATAGGTGGTATAGGACTTAGCATGGCTAAATCAGAAGCAATTAGAAAAATTTTAGGAAAAGATAAAGGTGGTATGGGTGATGCTAAAGAATACAAAAAATACTTGAGAGGCTTAGAGCGAGTAACGAGCAAAACAAGATATGAAAAAGCAGTAGCAAAAAGAAAAGCTATGGAAGCTAGTAAGCCATCAAGATTTTTACAAAGAAGAATGACATTAGCTGGTAAAGAGGCGTTAAAAGCAGCCAAAGCTACAAGAATAGGAAAGATTGCAGCTGGTGTTGCAGGAGCTGCATTACTAGGTAAAGCAGCATTAGAAAAAATGTACGAGAAAAGAACTGGTAAAAAACCATTTACAAAAAGACCTGATAAAAAAATGGGCGGTGGCATGATGATGCAAAGACCTATGGGTTACAGTAAAGGTTCAAAGGGACCAATCAAACCAAACGTGCTTGATGCTATTAGAGCTTATGAGAAAAAACAAAAACCACCTAAAGGTTCTAAGAAACCAGGTAAAATGGGTGGCGGCATGATGATGAGACCAAACCCAGTTGGTATGAGATCAGGTAAGTCTGTAAAAGTTAAATGTAAACTTGGTAGAAATAAACCTACTAAAATGTACTAGGAGGGTTCATGGCCCTCAAGGAACTTTTCAAACGGGGAATATCTTCACTTCTCAAAAAGAAAAAAACTGACCCGGTATCAGGAGAGTCTCAAAAATTAATTACTTACACACCCGAAGCAAAAACTCAAACGGCAAAGCAATTAGCAAAACAAGACGCACAGCTTCCTGTCAAAGTGGATCGTAAAATTACTGATGATCTTTTGATGGGTGAAACAAGACAACCTGCTTTTGGTTCATCTACTTATGATTGGGTTATGAGAAAAGGACCAGGTAAATACTCTGCCGATGAATGGATTGATCATTTAACTTCTACAAGAAAAGTAAATTTTAAAGTATTTGGTAAACCTTCTACACGAATAGAAAGAGGACCCAAAAGATTTACTTACGACAAAGGATCTAGGTTTGCTGGAAAAGAAGCTACCATAAATAAGGAAGAACTTTTTGATACTAACCTTGCAACCTTTGATGACTTTGGAAACATTACTGGTGGACTTTTAGGTGCAGCTAAAAGATTTAATTTAAAATTATCAGCACAAGATATTGGTAACATGATTAAGATGAACCCTGTTAATAGATTGAAACCAGTTGAATATGGTGGTGTGTTTAGCAGTCCAAAGGTAGATACTATCTTCAAAGGTATTAGTAGCCAGTTAGACGATTTAACAAAAACCACTGAAGGTATTCCAATCTTTGTTGATATTAGAAGAAATATTGAGGGTCTCAAAAGAGCTATTCAAAGTGGTGATTCAAATAGTGTCAAAAAAATTTATGATGTGATTAGAAAAGATTTAACCAATGTAAGAAAATCACCAGCCCTGAACCAAAACAATAGAGTGCAGGTTAACGGTATATTAGGAGGTGTAGATGAATTAGTTAGAATATCTAGAGGCGGTGGTAATGTAAGACCTGTTAAATATCAAAACGAAACTAGTTATACCTTTCAGGGTGGTAATAATTACAGAGAAACGGTGTTCGTTCTTGATGAACCTATAATAGGTAATTCGAAACCTATGGCAAACATGGGTCATTACGGTGATCTTAAAAATAATTTATTTCATGTGAGATACGACACAAGAATAACTCCTGATGGAAAAAAAGCTATGGTTATTCATGAAATACAATCTGATGCTAATCAAAGTATTGCCAAACAACTTACAGCTAAGGAAGCATTTAAAGGTGAGAGAAGAATTAATCCTTTTCAAAAGGATATTGAATTAGATCTTCTTGTCAATTCAAGAACAAAATTATTAAAGGATATGGATGATGCTATTGCCAAAAATCAATTTAATAAATCAAGAGCAATTTCTGATGATTTAAGAAGTATTAACCAACAAATAAACAATACATTTAAAAGAGGAACGGATTATGGTGAAAGAAATAAATTTGATTATTTCCCCTTATTAGATGCAGACGCTTATGGAGATTATGCACTTAAATTTTTAATGAACAAAGCAGCTAAAGAAAAGTTTGATTATGTTGCGGTTATGCCATTTAATAAACTACATTTTAGACAAGGTTACAAAGCGGGTAACGAAAGATTTTATGGTTATGCAAACGGTAAAGGTATTGATAAAAAAGGCCAAGCTGTGATGCCTCAACTAATGAAGAAAGCTGCGAAGTTCAATGATTCAAAAGCAGGCACTGTAAAACTATCCTTATCTGATCCCAAGAAACCATATAAAGAAGTTATGAAAGATAATTTTACTTATCCTGAAGCAAAAGGCGGTAAAAAAATTATAAGTGAATACCATGAAACAGCGTCTAATGCTCCGATGAAAGGATATAAACTTATACCTGAAAATGATCCGAGGTTGTATTTTGATGCTTTTGCTATTGAAGTTAAACCTAATATGGCGTACACACAGAAGCTTTATAAGTCTGAGGGTGGCTTAGTAGTGGATATATTTAAAACCTTATGATAAATTAAACTATGGCTGTAGAAAAGGGAATTACCGAAAATATCGAAGAAGAAACTAAAGTTGAAGAGATCCAGGAACAACCTGAAGGTCTTCCACCAGAAGTTCAAATTGAAGGAGAAGAGACTGTTGAAGAAACAGTTAATGATGACTTTAATGCAAACTTAGCTGAAGACATGGACGAAAGAACTCTTAAACGATTAGGTATGGAGTTAATTTCTGAATACAAAAAAGACAAAGAATCTAGAAAAGAATGGGAGGAAGGTTATACTAAAGGTTTAGATCTTCTTGGTGTTAAATACAATGAACAGACTAGACCATTTAAAGGAGCTTCAGGTGTCACCCATCCGTTGTTAAGTGAAAGTGCTACGACTTTCCAAGCCTCAGCATACAAAGAATTATTACCAAGTGATGGTCCAGTTAGAACACAAGTTCTAGGTATCCGTACACCGAACACCGAACAACAAGCTGATCGAGTCAAAGAATACATGAACTATCTTCTTATGGAGAAGATGGAAGACTACACAACTGATATGGATCAAATGTTATATTATTTACCACTATCAGGATCTACATTTAAAAAAGTTTATTATGATGAATTTTTACAAAGACCTGTTTCAAAATTTGTACCAGCAGAAGATTTAGTTGTTCCATACTATGCATCAGATTTAAAAGATGCAGGAAGAATTACTCATGTCTTAAAGATGAGTGAGAATGATGTAAATAAAAAAATGGCAGCAGGATTTTACAGAGATGTAGATCTTCCTCAACCTAGATCAGAAACATCAGACCTTGAGCAAAAAATTGATGATCTTGATGGAGTGAAACCTGGATTCACAGATTATATACACACTATGTTAGAAATGCATGTTGATTTAAATTTAGATGATTATGAAAATTTTGACAATAGAACTAAAAAAGCAATTAAGATTCCATACATTGTAACTATAGATGAAAGTTCAGGAGAAGTTTTATCTATCTATAGAAACTACAGAGTTGATGATCCTAATTACACAAGAATAGAATACTTTGTTCATTACAAATTTTTACCAGGATTAGGTTTTTATGGTTTTGGTTTGATACACACAATAGGTGGTCTATCAAGAGCTGCTACTGTTGCTCTAAGACAATTGATTGATGCAGGTACTTTGAAGAATCTACCAGCAGGATTTAAGTCTAGAGGTATTAGAGTTAGAGATGACGACCAACCAATACAACCTGGAGAGTTTAGAGATGTAGATGCACCAGGCGGGAACATACGAGATCAATTTTTTAATTTACCTTTTTCAGAACCAAGCACAACTTTATTCAATCTTTTAGGTTTTGTAGTGCAAGCGGGTCAAAAATTTGCTGCGATAACCGATACCGCAGTAGGTA